TGATGTTGGTAATCTACCAAAGATGAAAGCAGAACAATATCTGCGTGATGTAATGATGCGTTATCGCAACAAACTTGTTTATGATGCAAACACTGGAGAGATTCGTGATGACAAAAAATACATGGCGATGCTTGAGGATTTCTGGCTTCCTAGAAGAGAGGGAGGACGTGGTACTGAAATTTCTACTCTTCCTGGAGGTCAAAACCTTGGCGAAATTACAGACATTGAGTACTTTAAGAAAAAGTTATACAGATCACTCAACGTCCCCCCGTCTAGAATGGATGGCGAAGGCGGATTTAATCTCGGTAGATCCTCCGAAATCCTCAGAGACGAACTGAAGTTTACTAAGTTTGTTGGTCGTTTGAGAAAGCGTTTTTCTCAAATGTTCAATGACATGTTGAGAACTCAATTACTCTTAAAAAATATAATTACTCCAGAAGACTGGGAGGTAATGAGTGAGCATATTCAATATGATTTCCTGTATGACAATCATTTCTCAGAACTGAAAGAAGCAGAACTGATGAATGAAAGACTGTCATTGGCAGCAACTGCAGAAGCTTATGTTGGTAAATACTATTCTCAGGACTATGTTCGCCGTAAGATTCTGCGTCAAACTGATATTGAAATTCTTGAGCAGGATAAACTGATTGAAAATGAAATTAAAAAAGGTATCATTCCTGATCCAGCAACAATTGATCCTGCAACTGGACAACCACTAGATACAGGGGCAGGTGGAGACTTAGGGGCACCAGTAATGGAACCTGAGATCGATGGGTCTCCAACAGAAGCACCAGAACTACCTAAGGGTGGTGAAATATAAATAAAATTAACCTTTTTGTAACATGGAAAACATGGACGAACTTTTAGATATGATGATTACTGACGAATCACCATCACAAATTAGTGATAAAATCAAGGATATGCTGTATTCAAAATCAGCATCAAGAGTGGATGCAACTCGTTCATCTGTGGGAAATGCACTCTTCAATGGGCAACCAGAAGAGGTTTCTGATGATGAAGTAGAGACCAGTGATGGTGTTTAATATAAATAAATTATACTGAAAGTTAGGAAAGATGAAAATCTTAGGAACTGCTGCTGCATTATCCGGAACAACACAATTTAAAACATCAACTGCTGTTTGGGTTGCAAACACCGATGCTACCACAAACAAAACAGTAACTCTCCGTAATACGGATGACGATGCTAATTTGGGTACATTGGTTGTTCCAGCAGCTAGTGGAGTTGTTATTCATTTAAACATCGGTGAAGGATTGCGTGGCGTCGCCGCACTTATGGCAACTCAAATAGATGCAAATTCAGGTAGATAAAAATGAAACTAATCAGAGAAGAAATCGAATCAGTTAAGTATCTTGTAGAGACTACTAAGTCTGGCAAGAAATCACTGTATATCGAAGGAGTATTTCTCCAAGGAAACATCAAAAACCGTAATGGTCGTATGTATCCTATGGAAACTCTTCGTAAGGAAGTTTCTCGTTATAATGAGTCGAATGTTCAGTCTGGCAGAGCACTCGGTGAACTTGGTCACCCCGATGGTCCTACCGTGAATCTCGACAGAGTTTCTCACAAAATTGTTTCTCTTAGAGAAAGTGGTGATAACTTCATCGGCAAAGCAAAGATTCTAAGCACCCCAATGGGTAAAATTGCATCTGCTTTGGTAGAGGATGGCGTAAAACTCGGCGTTTCTTCTCGCGGTATTGGTTCACTTAGAACTACCAAAGAGGGTGTCAATATCGTAGGTGACGACTTCATGTTAGCGACTGCTGCTGATATCGTTGCTGATCCTTCTGCTCCTGATGCATTTGTTGAAGGAATTATGGAAGGAAAAGAGTGGATTTGGGACGGTGGAATTCTGCGCGAAAAATACGCAGAACAAACTAAAAAACAAATTAATACACTCGTTGATCAGAAAAAATTAGAAGAACATAAGTTGGAGTTATGGAATAACTTCCTTTCTAATCTTTAATTTTATAAATAAATATAGTTTTAATACCCGGCAATAACGGAGAGTTCAAATGTCTCGTGGAGATTTACAAGAAATGGAAGTAAAGACACAGCAATCCAAAACTGCTGTCAACGCTGGAGCATCAGCTCCTGACCCAATGCCTACGATGGCAGATCCAGGCACTCAACTTGCTAGCGTCGAAGATCTCGGTGGTCCTACCCCTGAGAACTATAAGACCGACGATGATTCCGCTAAGTTAAAGACACCTGGTGGAACTCTCAAGCAAGTCAAGGATATTGTAAACAAGGGCGCTAAGGCAGCAGATCCTATGCCTGCAGGCATGAAGGAAGAAGAGGAAGTCACCGACGAAGTAGTTGCAGAAGCAGAAGAGACGACCGAAGAGGAAGTAGTTGCAGAAGCAGAAACCACTGAAGAGGAAGTTGTTTCCGAAGAGGAAGTAACTGAAACTGAGGAAGTCGTTGTTGAGTATAACGTTGAAGAAGACGTTAATGCTCTGCTTGCTGGTGAGGAACTCTCCGAAGAATTCCAAGAAAAAGCACGCACCATCTTTGAAACTGCAATCAATGCAAAAGTTGCAACCATCAAAGAAGAGTTAGAAGCAAAGTACGAAGAGAAGTTCGTAGAAGAAGTTGCTTCTGCTAAAGAGTCACTCGCTGAGCGTGTTGATTCTTATCTTGAGTATGTTGCTGACGAGTGGATGTCTGAAAATCAACTCGCAGTTGAAGCAGGCCTTAAGGCCGATATGAGCGAATCATTCCTGACTGGAATGAAGAGTCTTTTTGAAGAACATTATGTAACTATCCCTGAAGAAAAGTATAATGTATTTGAGAGCATGGTAGAAAAACTTGATGATATGGAGACAAAACTCAACGAGCAGATTGAGAAAAATATTAATCTGAACGCTAGACTCTCCGAGTCTGCCGCAGACAGTATTCTCAATGATGTTTCTGAAGGTCTTGCACAGACCCAGAAAGAGAAGCTTGCATCACTTGCCGAAAGTGTAGAGTTTGAAAGTGACGAACAATATCGTGGCAAGTTAGAAACACTGAAGGAGTCATACTTCACTCAGAAGAATGTTTCTACACCCGCTAAGACGGAAACCCTCTCGGAAGGCGTCGATTCGGCACCTGCTTCTGTAAGCGGTTCCATGGACGCATACATGAGAGCTTTGGGTTCCACCCTTGGCAAATAAACTGAATTTAACATTAAATCAAACGTAAACATTAACCTTTAAAGCAAATGTTCCAATCCGAACAATTGCAGGAAAAGTGGGCACCTCTCCTCAACCATGAGGGTCTCGACAAAATCGAAGACAACCATAAGAGAGCAGTAACCGCAACCCTGCTAGAAAACCAAGAAAAGTTCCTTCGTGAACAACAAGCATTCGCACAGTCTGGTTCTTTCCTGACTGAGCAACCCAACGTCAACACTGACCCTGGTGCAACCGGCAACGCTGGTTTCTCTGGTGCTGGTGCATCACCTGTCGCTGGTTTCGACCCCGTTCTGATCTCCCTGATCAGACGCTCTATGCCTAACCTGGTCGCTTATGACCTGGCTGGCGTTCAGCCTATGTCTGGTCCTACTGGACTCATCTTCGCGATGCGTTCTAAGTACAAGACTCAGAGTGGCGACGAAGCATTCTACAACGAAGCAGATACCGCCTTCTCTGGACAGAACGAAGCATTTGACTTCACTGGCTCCAACGTTGGTATGGGTACTACTGCACAGGCAGGAACCAACCCTGGTGCTCTGAACCCCTCCTCCAACTCAACCCAAGCGGGTTATAACGTTGGTAAGGGTATGACCACCCAACAGTCTGAAGACCTCGGTACTTCAGGTGACAACTTCAACCAGATGGCCTTCTCGATTGAGAAGATTACCGTCACCGCTAAGTCCAGAGCTCTGAAAGCAGAGTACTCCTTGGAACTGGCACAAGACCTTAAGGCGATTCACGGTCTGAACGCTGAGGCTGAGTTGGCAAACATTCTGTCAACTGAGATCCTCGCTGAAATCAACCGCGAAGTCATCAGAACTATCTACAAGACTGCTGAGACTGGTGCTCAGGTTAACACCGCTACTGCTGGTGAGTTTGACCTCGACATCGATTCCAACGGACGCTGGAGTGTTGAGAAGTTCAAGGGTCTTCTGTTCCAAATCGAGAGAGATGCGAACGCAATCGCACAAAGAACTCGTAGAGGAAA